TCTTATCATGCTAGATCCGCCGCGTGACGGAGTGAATCCAAAAGCCCTGATGAAGATACTAAATTTCGGGGTCGACAGACTTGTCTATATCGCATGTAAACCGACCAGCCTGGCAAGGGACCTGGAGATGATTCAGGGAAGAGGATATAAGGTAGAGAAGATTGCATGTGTGGATTTATTCCCGAACACAGTGCACGTGGAGACAGTCTGTTTGCTGAGTAGGGGGAAATAACCATTTGGCAAAAGGTTATAAATACGTTACAATATAAGGGAACTTTGCGACCTAAGAGGGGTAAGCAAAAACCTTGATTTTATGCGGAAAAGCGGAGTTTTTACTTCGCTTTTTTTGACTATAAAATGAAAAAATAAAAAGGGCAATATTATAGATAGTATACGGGAACAGAAATACCCTCTTATCGAAAAGTAAATTGCTATTGATTTACTGGAGAGGAGATGCATTTATGTCTAGCGCATCAAAGATATTTAAAGAAAAATTATTAAAAGGTTATTTGGATGCTTTTCATCTGGAGAATATAGAATCGATTGATGAAAAATGGAAAATAATGAAAAAGTGGCAAAATGTATATAAAAAAGGTGTTTTACACCGGACAAAAGAAACTGCTGTACAAGGTTTGTTTTTGAGTCAGGTATTCGGGGATGTATTAGGATATAAAACTTTTGTTGATGGAGTAAATGAATGGAATCAGTACCAAGAAGTAAAATCTGTATTAGACACAAGTGAGGCAGATGGTGGATTGGGGTTTTTTACAAGCGAGAAATCAGATGTTCGGGTTGTTATAGAATTGAAAGATGCAAATACACCATTAGATAAAAAACTGAATAGAAGTAATCATATGACACCAGTAGAGCAAGCTTTTAGTTATGCTAATAAGCAGGGAAAAAGATGTCAATGGGTAATAGTATCTAATTTTGTAGAAACAAGACTTTATCATAGTAATAGTTCCTTGGAATATGAGACATTTAGTATTATAAATATAGATGAAAAAGAACAGTTTAAACGTTTTTTATATTTGTTAAATAGAGTCAACCTTATTAATAAAGATGGGAAATCTACAATAGATGAATTGTACTTGCTAAATGAACAGCAAGGAAAAGATATTTCTAATAATTTTTACAGGGAATATAAAGATATTAGAAATGAATTATGGATTAGCCTAAAAGATAATAATCCGACTGCAGATGAACTAATGCTATTTTCAAAATCGCAGAAATTAATGGATACATATACTTTTCCAATAGCTGCCAGACCGACAATTCTTTGAACGTACTGAATGAGGTCAGTATCATTGCAGAAGAACAGGTTCAAGGCATCCTGCCATATTTCAGAACCTTTATCGCTTTGGGAAACAGCAGTAACTTTCGTAATATAGTCTTCAGCAAGATGCTCTTTAACTCCCAATAATCCCTTAGATAACTCATAGGTGGCAGTTGGTGTGTTAAGAACCATGCCATCAATATCTAAAGCTGTAGGTGGTTTATACAACATTGGTCGGGCTTCCTTTAATGTTGCAGTGATATTTTTGGAATCCCTGCGCTTGATGACAAAGGAGCGATATTCTAAGGCTTGTTTGTACATCTGATAGGAAGCATTCTGGTCTGGAGTAAACAATTTCTCTGCACGTTTGATTCCAACGCTTGCAATGAGTTCTGCGGCTTCTGTTTTCTGCATATTCAGTTTTGCTTTTTCTATCAAGAATTCCGCTTCTTCCATCTGAAGATTCGTTAATTCTTGGGCGACTGCTTGAGCCATTTCATTTGATTCATCCCAATAAATGCTGTTGTAACGCATATATCCGTTGGACGGATTATAGAGAAGCTCCGAGTTAAAGATAGAAGCGAGAACTTCTGCCTGTCCTACATCTGAGTAGTCTCTGGGTTTGTATTTTGTTTCGTAATTGAAATATTCTGGTGGAATATATCCGTCTTGTTTTGCGATACATTTGGAAAATCCCTGTGCGCTCTTCCAAATGGAAGAAAGTTCATCGTCTTCAAGTGGTGGAACGCAGCGGTCGGCTTCTTCTAGAAACTTTTGGTGTGCTTCTTCTGTATTTCCATATCGTTTGATGATTTTTCCTGCAATTTGGGAGAGGGTGCTGTTACGGGAACCTTCTATAATAGAATCAATGTCATCGATGCCTTCAGAAATCATATCCGTTATAAGTGCAGTGCCAGAAATGATTTCAATATTTGGATTATCTGTTCCAAAGAAGAAACGGGAAGCATCCAGAGCGTTCTCATCAAAATACGGAAACTGTTTCTGTACTACTTTTTTGAGATTCCTGTAAGACACAGCATCTGTAAATTTAGTTGTAGGAAAATAACAGTGGAAGCGAGGACGAGCCTTTGTTCCATTTTTCTCTTTCATATGGTTACGACTGTAACAGACTGCAAACATTACATTTGGAAAGGCATTTGCAACATCTTCTGGAAATTTCCATTCTACTGGATTATCGGAAAATGTATTATCGCAGTCCATTTGGATGCAGTTTGCTGAGATGAAATTCTTTTCACTTCTGTAGTTGTTCTGAAATTTTGCACAGACATAATCTTTGTTAACAGCTTTTTTAAAAGACGTTTCATCTGTTACGGTTACTTTGTGGGGATAAAGGCAGTTGGCTTTATTCCCGATGGAATTGGAATGATAGATTGTAAATTCGGGCATGTTCACTGCCTCCTCTCTTTAACGTTTTTTGTTTGGTGCTTCTAAGTTGGGAAGTTGTTCGCAGAGTTTGTCGTAATTGACCAAGGCTTTTTTCCCTACGTACATGACGGGAAGGTTTCCTTCCTTTAACATGTGACGTAAAGTATTCTCTGTTAAGATTCCAGTCTCAGAAATCTCACGAATTGTAAGCATCTGAGGTGGTGACACATTCTTACATTTCATAATATTTACCTCCTTTATAAATTTGCTGTGAATAAATAATATCACTAAAACTAAGAAAATACAAGAATAAATCTTAGAAAAAGTGAGAACAATACAAAAGATTATATTGACGATTCTTAGAAAACGTGATATTTTTAGGTGGAAAGGATGGTGTGATTATGTTTGCAGAGAGAATTAAGATGTTGAGGAAAGAAAAAGGAATTACTCAGGTAGAATTAGCTGAAGCAATGGGACTTTCGAAAGGGACTATCGCTATGTGGGAGGTAGGAAAGAGAGAAGCTACCTTTGATACTTTATGTAAATTGGCAGAGTTCTTTGGGAAGAGTATAGATTATATTTTGGGTCGTTCAGATGATAACAGCGATGAAGCATACAATGAAGAGGTAATCGATAGAATCCTTGATGTGCAACCAGAAGAAGATGTTATTAAATGTATCAATGATTATTTGCGATTAGACAATTACGGACAGAAAGCTGTTCAGCAGTTAGTGAAAAACGAATATTTTAGATGTGTAGAGATGGATACTTTAAGAGATTTATTTTCACATCTTCATGTTGTAAATGATAATAAATAAAACATAAATTACACAAAACCTCTTGGAAAAAGAACATTACTTTCTACTTATACATAAGCCGAATTAACTTGCGTTTCTGAGGCATATGAGTGATGTATATACCAGGAGGGATGACAATGAAATTAAGTGTGATAAACACGAAGGCAGAGTCGCAGCAAAGAGAACTGCGTGTCTGTGCTTATGTACGTGTATCCAGTGATAAAGATGCACAGATGGAATCATTAGAAAATCAAGAAACCTATTTTAAAAGGAAATATGCCGAAGATGAAACTTGTGATTTTGTAGGGGTATTTTCTGATGCAGGAATATCGGGTACAAGCGATAACCGTCCGGCATTCCAGAAAATGTTAGAGTGCTGCCGTAATGGAGAAATTGATTTGATCCACACAAAGTCCATTTCCAGATTTGCAAGGAACACGGTTACGGTACTTGAAGTATCAAGAGAATTGAAACTGCTGGGAATAGGCATTTATTTTGAAGAACAGAATATCAATACGTTATCGGCAGATGGGGAATTGATGCTTACAGTACTTGCTTCTTTTGCACAGGCTGAAGCCTTTGACATGAGTGAGAACCAGAAATGGGCAGTTCGAAAGAAATTTGCCCGTGGAGAGGTCATGGTTAATACCAATCGATTTATGGGATATGATAAAGATGCAGAAGAAAATCTTATTATAAATGAAGACGAAGCGAAAGTTGTCCGTATGATTTTTCAACTGTATCTTGATGGAAATGGTGCGCATCGGATTGCAAAGATTTTGAATACCAGCGGTATTACGACTGTAACGGGTGGACGTTGGTATGAAAGTACGATTCGACAAATGCTTAAGAAAGAAAAGTATAAAGGAGACTGCCTTTTACAGAAATATTATGTTCCAAAAGTTGGAGGCGGTACAGTAGTCAACAAAGGTGAACTTCAGAGTTATTATGTTGCAGATAACCATGAACCGATTATCTCAAAGGAAGATTGGGAAGCTGTACAACGTATCCGAGAAAAACGTGCAAGAGAAAGAAATATTGAAACTGAGCATACGGAGAAATTTTCAAACCGTCATGCACTTACAGGAAAATTGATTTGTCCATATTGTGATAAGAAATTGCGAAGGCATTCCGCATATAAAAAGTACATATGGGCATGTGGTACTTATATCGATAAAGGGAAAGAAGCCTGCCAGGGCATCCGTATTCCAGAAAGTGTTACGGATGAATGGCAGATTACGGAACCAGTAGTTGTAAGGGAGGTGAGTGCAGATGGCAAGAAATATTACAGTTATTCCTCCGACAGCAAAGTTGACGGAAGGGAATACGGTAAAGAAAGAGATACCAAAAATCAGAATGGCAGCATACTGCAGGGTATCAACAGACCAAGAAGAACAGTTATCAAGTTATGAGAACCAGGTGAATTATTATACAAATTATATTATGAACCATCCAAACTACGAACTCATCGGAGTGTATGCGGATGAAGGGATTACAGGAACCAGTACCAAGAAGCGTGAAAACTTTAAAAAGATGATTGCGGATTGTGAGGGTGGAAAAATCGACAGAATTATTGTAAAATCCATCAGCCGATTTGCAAGGAATACGTTGGATTGTCTGAACTATGTGCGAAGACTAAAAGAACTGGGGATAGGTGTGACATTTGAAAAAGAGAATATTGATACTTTGGATGCAAAGGGAGAAGTTCTTCTGACGATATTATCATCACTGGCACAAGATGAGTCCAGATCCATTTCAGAAAACAGCACATGGGGAATCCGTAAACGATTTGAACAAGGGCATCTTCATGTAAATACTACAAAGTTCATGGGATATGATAAGGACGAAAATGGAAACCTTGTTATAAATGAAGAACAGGCTGAAACGGTGAGGCTGATTTATGATAAATATCTGCGTGGAAGAAATTATTTCAGTATTGCAAAGGAATTGAATGAAGCCGAAATTCCAGGGTGGAATGGAGAAGTTAAATGGATCGCCAGTACGATTGAGAAGATGCTCCATAATGAAAAGTATAAGGGAGATGCACTGCTTCAGAAAACTTACACCGTAGACTTCCTTACAAAGAAGCGTGATAAGAATAAGGGACAAGTTGCGCAGTATTATGTGGCAGATAGTCATCCTGCAATCATAGAGCCAGAGGTATGGGAAGCAGTTCAGCTTGAAGAAAAACGCAGAAAAGAATTCATGAAAGCGCACCGCATCAAAGCATTTTCTTCCAACATTGGAGAAAATCCATTTGCCAGCAAAGTCATCTGTGGAGAATGCGGTGAAGCATTTGAAAGAAATGGAGACCACGGCCAGGGGACTACCGAAGTGTTTGGCAGTGCAATGCCAGATACAGAGAAAAAGGCGTTATGGGATGTGCCAATAGGCATATCGCTGAAAGTACATTGGAGCAGGTTTTTATAAAATCATGGAATGCACTGATGGAAAATAAAGATGCCTGTATAAAGAAATGGCATCAATTGCAAAAAGGAAAGAATCCGTTGCAAGCATACCGAGCGGAGAAACTTCTGGAATATGCGGATAAAGAAGTGCTGACGTTTGATGCGGAGCAGATGCATGTAACGCTGGAGTGCATCGTAATATATGAAACGGGAAAGATTTCTGTGAGATATTTGGATGGAACAATTGTAGAGTTGAAATAAAGTAAAGGAACGACTTTAAAAGTCGTTCCTTTAGTCTTTGAAACTTTTTTATTAGCGAGTATTGACAAATTTATTAGCTAAATATATAATTTCTATATTAAAGAAATTGAGGTGATTATATTATGGCAGAAAGAGAGAAAAGTGCACTTTACCCTGCAGTTACATGGGAGGAGTGTATTGATTTCATAAAAAATATTGATACTTTTAAACAAAAAACTGTTGCTTATAAAGCAGTTGCTGAATTATATGGGTTGACTAGTGTGACGACAAAATCGTTTACTCAAAAAGTGGGAACCGCCAAGCAGTTCGGATTGATTACTACAAGCAGTTCAACTATTCAGCTAACAGAAATAGCAAAAAAAATATTGTATCCAGTATCAAATGATATCAGAGAAGTTGAACTTGAGTGTTTTAGACTGCCTCCATTATATAATGCACTGATTAATGATTATGATGGAAAACAAGTACCGGATCAAAAGCTGCTGTCAAATGTATTGATGAATAATTATAAAATTAGTAAAGCGGCGAAAGATTCTGCTGCAAAAATTTTTCTTGTAAATTGCGAGCAATTTAACTTAATAAAAGCAGGTGTTTTATGCTATTCAGAGGGATTGGAAAAGGAAAGGTTACCAATTGATGAATACGAGCAAGTGACTGAGAATGAAACGGAAAAAGCAAACAAAGAGACAATTGTACCTGTGTCTGTTACTGAGAAGCTGGCTACAAATCAAGAAAATGAATATATTGTGCAAACATATCCAGTTGAGTCTGGAAAAGTTGCAAAAATAGTTATACCAATTGATTCTACAGAGGATGATTTGTATGCTATAAGAGATTTGCTGGAAGTTATTATGAAAAGAAAATTTAAAATAAAGATTCAAAACTAGAATTCTTGATTAAGTCTTTAAAAGGAGGCTATATGTTAATAGACGTTTATTGTGATGAAAGTAGACAGGATTTGCTTGTAAATAAAAGTCAGATTAATGAGTTTAATAGATATGTATGTATTGGGGGAATTTGGGTTCCATATGAAAAGCGTGCATATTTAAAAAAAGAAATTAACTATCTGAAAGCAAAATATGGAATTAAAAATGAGTTTAAGTGGGGAAACGTTTCGACTAATAAAGTGAGATTTTACACGGAGCTCATAGATTTGTTTTTTAGAGCGGAAAATAAAGATATATTATTCCGATGCGTGGTAATTGATGCTAGCGAAGTAGACGATGAAAAGTATAATGATTCTGATCATGAATTGGGATATTATAAATTTTATTATCAATTGCTACATAACTGGTTGACTGCTACAAATGAGTATTATATTTTTACTGATTTTAAAACTAACAAAGATAATAACCGACTACATGAACTCCGGAGAATTGTAAATAGAAGTTTGCATGGAGAGAATGTAAAAGTGTTACAGGCAATTGATTCTGAAGAGTCTGTTATATTACAATTACAGAATATATTGATGGGGGCAGTCGCTTATAAGTTTAATTATGGAGATAGAGGAAAATCAGTTGCGAAAAATCAGTTGGTTCGTGCAGTTGAAGAAAAATTAGGATGTAAAATTGCCCCTACTTATAAGTGCGATAGGAAATTTAATATTTTCAAAATTTCTTTAAGGGGAGGGATTTGATGGGGCTTCCTGAATTGAGAAAATTTACAAATGAAGAAGAATGTAAGAAGTATTATATAGAACATTATTGTAATAATACAGAAATAAAAACATTTGATGGCATTTGTGTAAGATTTTATGAAGAGACGTTTGAGCATGCATTTTATGTGAGAACAAGGAAAAGCTGGAAAGCACCGAAAGATAAATATTCAACAGAAAGAGGAGAACGCATTGACTGGATTAAGTCAGTATTAGAGGATCCGTCTATTATTCCAAGAAAAGGATATGATAGTGCGAAGAAGAACTATGATAATAGTCGTAGAGTTACTTTTTTGGCTCCTAATAATTATGTTGTTGTTATATACATAAATGCAAAAGGGGAAGGAAAATTTGTGACAGCGTATTTGGTGGATAATCAAGATACGGCCAACAAGATTGTAAGTAGCCCTGTCTGGGAAAAAAGTGCATAAAAAAAAACCACTGGTTATCTGGCCCAGTAGTCGAAGCCTTTATAGATCCCAAACAATAAGTAAAGGATTAACGTGATTATACATTCAAATCACTTTAATGTCAAGCTATTCTTTAATTGTATTATATGCCAATTTTGAGAAAAATACAATAATTTTGGTAATATTATTCTCAAAATTAGCATTTTAAGTGTTGATTTCAAATGGAAATTCCATGAAAATTATAATGTGATTAACTTGCTATACCTGAAATAGTATTGTAACATGCAACACCACAAGGAGGTGATTGCGATGTCAATACAGGAAACGGTAGACATGCTCGTTGATGAAATTCTGGAAGAACATCTGCGAAGGTTACAAGCTGAGAGCGAGGAATGTCAAGACATTAATCGAAGACTTCTGAAGCTTTCGGATAAGGTTCAAGAACATTTAAATACGCTCAGTGACAATCAAAGAAAGGTACTTACAGATTACAGTGATACCCGCAATGAACAGGAAGGTGCAAATTATCATTATTTGTATCTTGCCGGACTGAAAGATAGTATTCAGATACTGAAGTTCTTGGAAGTATTGTAAAAAATGAAAAGGAGAAGGTGGTCATGATGGCTGCCTTCTTTTGCATATAAAGAAACATCTTGACATTTTAGAAATTCAGAGTGATTACTGAACAACAAAATGGAAAGGTGAACATGAAATGTTAAGTGAAGAGCAGAAAAAACAGATTCGACAGATGGCAGCAGACGGAATCGGATATCGAGAAACAATGAAATGCGTACTGGCATCAAAGCAGGATATTATTGACTACCGCAACGAACTTGTAGAAACGGGATGGACTCCCAGAGAGGAGGATACGGAGGTGGAATGGAAAGATAATTCGTGCCTATGGTGCGGAAAAGAATATCAGACTGCAACAACGGGGAGAAAACGTAAATTTTGTAGTGATCAGTGCAGACGAAAATATTATATGCTTTATCCGACAACACCACGGTCATCAGCGCAATGTGCATATTGCGGAAAGGTCTTTGAAATGGTAAACTCAAAACAGAAGTTTTGCAGTCATGAGTGTTATATAAAAAATCGTTTCTGGAGTAGAGAAGACGCAGAACAATTTGTGGATGCACTGATGACTGGAGAAAAGATAAACATACCACAGTGGTTGAGGGATAAATTGAAAGACCAGCTGTAGATAGCATATTAATGCCAAATTGTATCAGATGATTTTCTGAGGGAAAAGTTTCGCTAATCAGTATGCTATCGTACGCTTATCGCATATAGAGACAATAGTTGCACTATATCGGACAGATTTGTAAGAATCCTTGATTTTAGGCACTTTGAGAGGTTTTTCAGGTTTAACCAGAGTGACCGAAAAACATACAAAAAGGCAATTTCTGATGGAGTAAACGTGTCTGTGGTATTGGACTGCGGCTTCGGAAACACATCAAAGAAAAAGTAATATTTTTATCATTCAACAGAATAAAAGAAACGTGAAAGACCGTTCATTTTCAAGAAAAATTGAAAGTGAGCGGTCTTTCTTTGTATCTGAAAGTCATCGTATCAAATGGATTTCAGAATAGATGAATTTGATGTATTCGAGAAAGGTGATATTATGGAGACAATCAGGAATGTGGAGATAAATCAGTTGCATGATTTTAAGAATCATCCGTTTAAGGTAGAGGTAAATACGGAATTATGTGAGCTGATGAAAAGCATTGAGAAAGAAGGTGTGCTTGTGCAACTTCTGGTAAGGACGAATCCTTATGGGGATGGATATGAGATAATATCCGGTCACAGGCGAAAGGAAGCTGCTATATGGGCAGGAGAGATGAAGATTCCGGTTGTGATAAGAGAATTGGATGATGATCAGGCAGTTGTGGCAATGGTTGACTCTAACCTGTATAGAGAGAATCTGAAGCCAAGTGAGAAAGCATTTGCGTATAAGATGAAGCTGGATGCCATGAAACATCAGGGAAAGCGGTTATCGGATGATTCACTGTCAGATAATGGAGCAGAAGTGCTGGCAGGTAATGAAGCAAATCATATGACTTCGGCTCAAGTTGGACCGAAGTGCGACACAGACGGAAATGGAAGAACAGATAATTTGGAGAATGAATCTAATGAAGTTATTGAAGAGCATTACATGATAAACAGCAACGAGCTTCTTGCAAGACAGGTCGGAGAAAGTGTAGCACAGATAAAGAGATATATCCGGCTGACGAATCTCATCCCTAAGATACTATCAACTGAGGGAATGGCAGTCATAGAGGAGCGGATCAGACAGGAGGCAGGAGAAGAAGCAAGGCAGGAAGCAAACAAAGAGGTTATGAGCATGGTTGGCAGCATGCTGGTAGCTATGCAGGCTAACAAAGGTGCAATAGCTATCATACAACAGCAGGCAGATACAGATGATAATGCTGAGTCGGATGATGATTTTTATGATGACGTTATTGCACAGAGCGCATTGAATTGGATGGAAAAAGATTGACGGCAGCAGTTAAAAATATTTGTATTGTAAAAAGCTATACATAGTGGTACACTATAAGAAACAGGAGGTGCATACTATGGCAACAAAAACTGCAAATGTAACAGCACGAATTCAACCGAATATAAAA